AGCCTTACAGTACGCAACCCGATCTGCCGGTGTGGAACTTGAACGGAAACGGTGGCTTATTGGTTGGCGGCTTCGTTTGGGGGCAGGCGGGGCCGCTGCCAACGCCGCCCGCGAACGGATTGTTGGTCATGGGGCCTGTGCAACTGGCGGCGGTGGCCACTGGCGCGAGTTATGCGACTGACGCGGCTGCGGCGGCGGGCGGCGTTGAGTTGCACACGGCGTATCGTAATGGGTCGGCTCTGATGGTACGCGTGACGTAATGGGCAGCGGTCGAGGGCGTGTAGCGTATTTTGGTCCCGAAAGCGGCGGCATGACGCTCGCGGAACGGTCAGGGATTATGAACAATATCGTTTCGGACGATATAAAAGGGGTGACCATGAGTGGCTTAAATGAGCAACAGATTCCTATTAGCTTCCCTCGTCAGCAATGGGAGCATATCCTCACCATGCTCGCACGGCAACCGTTTAATGAGGTCGCACCATTGATCAGTGAGATTCAACGGCAATTTCGTATTCACGAAATGCAACAGCAACGCGCGCATTCCATGCCCCCGCCCCGCCTGGTGCCAGAGGACTACGGCCCTATCATCGAAAAAAAGGATGAAGCGGTATGATCCCAGGTTCATATCCTTTAACGCTCTATCGAGGGGATAGCGGTCGCTGGCGCTTTGTGCTCTGGAACGATCCGCTAAAACGCGTTCCCGCTGATCTGACCGATGTTATCGCCAAAGCTGAAATAAGGGAGCAGGCAGGCGGCTTGACGATCACCCCCTTGCAATGCACCGTGGAGCTTCCTAACGCCGTCTCTATGGTGCTGGCAGCGTCAGCAAGCGCACAGTTGCCCGCTATGGGTGCGTGGGATCTCCAGCTGACCTATCCAGACGGCACGGTTGCGACGATACTGGCCGGCTCGGTCTCTGTAATAGCAGACGTGACCGATAGCACGCCCGCCGTGGCCCCTGGGGCGGTTACAGGTTTCAGGGGAGCAAGTGCATCGCCGCGCAGCGCCCCGTTCCTGGTACGCCTCAGAGACCGTGCATGAGTGGTTCAATAATTGTCATCGAGGCGGCGGCGCTCGATACGCTAACGATCGATGTGGTAACGCCTCCGCCCGTTGTCGTTTCGGTGGATGTCGTCGATTATAGCGGTCCTCCGATTGGGTATACGCAGTTGCCGCCTGAACTGCAGCAACTAGCGATACCGTTCTGGTTTGTTGGCCCTGTCGTAGCGGATGCGATGGTTAACATTCCCATGGTGTTCGCGTTGAGCATCGATGTGTTGCTAGCGGGCACGACAACTTATGCGAAAGCTCGACCAACCATTCCCGCGAGTTTCATCTTGAACAAGGTAGCGGGCGGTATCGTGACTCAGCTTGGCGTGATTACGTTAACGACGGCAAACAGCTATAGTCATACCTTGTCGGGGAATGGCGGTTCGCTCTTGATTGGAGATGTTCTGCAGATCATCGCCCCCGCTCTCGCAGACGCAACGCTCGCTGATATAGGCATCACGGTGATGGCTAAGCGCAAGTAGTTCAACTCTTTAACAGGGGATAACCATGGCTGTGCAATCAGGGCAACCGGTTTCAAATCTGGTTCACGTTCAGATATTGATTGGCTCCGCGGCAGCGCAGGGCGAAAACGTTGATACCATGTTGATCCTTGGTTCAACGCCAAACGTGATCGACGCAACGCAGCGCATGCGTAACTACTCGAGCTTATCAGAGGTCGCCAACGACTTTGGTACAACGGCCCCTGAATATCTCGCTGCGAATATATGGTTTTCTCAGCATCCGCAGCCAATCTCTGTGAACATTGGTTTCTGGGCTAAAACAGCAGTCGGCGCGCAACTGGTTGGCGGTTCTTTGTCGACCGCTGAGCAGAACATGGCACTCTGGACGCCGATATCGGCTGGCGCGTTTATGCTTCAGCATAACGGAGTACCGGTTAATGTAACCGGCGTTAACTTCGCGGGGCAAACTAACTTAAACGGCGTTGCATCTCAGATACAAACAGCCCTCGCCGCTGCGCCCAATATGACGGGCGCGAGTATGACCTGGAATACAACCGATGATACCTTCCGGCTGCGAGCGCCCGATATTGGGTTAACTTCAACGCTGAGTTTTCTCAGTCCGCCAACAGCTAATGGATCGGTAACGTTTTCCGCGCAACCAGCTAACCTCGATACGCTGACGATCAATGGTACGGTTGTCACGTTTGTAACAGCCGCCCCCGTGGCGGGTCAGGTGCAGATCGGCGTATCACTCGCGCAAACGATGACTAACCTTGTTAGCTATTTGAACGCCTCGAGTGATATCCAGTTAGTCAAAATGAAGTACAACCTGCCAACTGTTGGTACAGTGCTTTATATCACATCCGTCCTCGCTGGCGTTGCTGGCAACGCTTACACGCTCGCACGCACCGGCGCATCGATGACGCTATCTGGAGCCACGCTCACTGGCGGGGCGGGCGTTGATATTTCAGACATGTTAAATATGCGGTCAACAAGCGATGGTGCGTATACCGCGCAAGGCGCTTCACCTGAGACCGCTTTGCAAGCTGTTCAGATCATCGATGATATGTATTCAAATCAATGGTATGGCTTAGCTGTACTGGGCGCGAGTGATACGGACGTGCTCGCTGTCGCTGGTTATGTTGAAGCCGCCAACATAAAACATTACTATACCGTGACCGATCAATCGGCGGCTTGCTTAACCTCCACTGATACAACATCCTTGATGTATCGGTTAGGCCAGTTGAGCTATGATAAAACGTCTGTTCAATATAGTTCAACAAGTCCTTATGCGGGCATCAGTTATCTCGCGCGGATACTGACGACCAACTGGGAGGGCAACAATACCGCGATCACCTTGATGTACAAGGTTCAACCAGGGGTTGTTGGCGAGAGTTTATCAACCAGTCAGTTGAACAATATCCGTGACAAGAATGGCAATGTATTCATTTTGTATAACAATCAAACCACTATTATCCAAGATGGCAAGAGCATATCGGGCCAATACACGGATACCATCATCGGCGCTGATTGGTATGCGATTCAACTGCAGACGGATGTTTATAATTTACTATACACAACTCCAACCAAGATCCCGCAGACCGATCAGGGCATGAACATGATCCATGCGGTGCTTGATGCCACGAGCGCTCGGGCTGTTAATAACGGCTTCCTCGCGCCGGGTACCTGGACGTTGCCGGGGTTTGGCGTTTTGCAGATGGGGCAGTATCTCCCAAAGGGATACTACATCTATCAGCCGCCTATCGCGTTACAATCTCCCGCTCTGCGACAACAGCGCATCTCCGTGCCGTTTCAGATCGCTGCTAAGTTAGCCGGTGCGGTACACGAAGCCGATATCTCTGTCACTATCAACCAATAATACGGAGCGCGGAAATGGCCTTTCCATATACCTACTCGTTTGAATCGGTCAATGCTACGATCACTGGTCCAAACGGCACCTTCTCGATTGGCCAGGGCGCTGGGATCGATGAAGGCGGCATCTCGGTTGAAATGGCTGAACCAAAGAATACCCGAACAACAGGGGCCGATGGGCTCTGGATGCACTCATTGCATGCGGGGAGGTCGGGCAAGATCACAGTGCGTTTGTTGAAGAACTCAGTCACAAATGCACTGCTCAGCGCGATGTACAACGCTGATACAAGCAGTCCCGCGGCGCACGGACAAAATGTCATCACCATTTCAAACGTGCTCTCGGGGGATGTGCTCTCGGGTCAGGGTTGTGCTTTCTCGCAGCAACCCACGATGACCTATGCCAAGGAGGGTGCGATGGTTGAGTGGGCATTTGATGTGGGACGTATAGATGAGCATCTTGGCGCGGGTATCGCCGCTTAGGGAGACTGAAACGTGGAAATTGAAGTTAATGGTAACACTTACTTTGTCGGTCAAATGAAAAGTCGTCAACAGCGAAATGTGTTGCGACGAGTGCTTCCGCTGGTTGTCGCCTCTAAACCGCTACTGTCGCAGCTTAGCAAGATGCTCGGCAGCGCGACTGTGAGGGATGCTGAGACGGGCGAACTCGAGATCAGCGATGATGTAGCGTCGAGCGAGGCCGACGACCTCTTCGAGGCGGCTGGGCCGATTGCTAACGCGCTCTCAAATATGCCCGACGAGCAATTCAACTATGTTTGTGATAACTGTCTTGGCGTTGTTAAACGCAAAGTTCCAGGTGGACTGCAAGATATCACAATCAGTTCAGGCGACCTGCGTTTTGAAGATATTAGCCTGCCGCAACAGATGCAGTTGATTTTTGCTGTTTTGCGGGAGAACTTCGGGGATTTTTTCGGAGGGAGCCCTGGGACATTGAACGGCGCTCCCGTCCCGGGGGTAACGTCGAATTAGTCTCAGCGCCAGATGGTGACGATTGGTATTACCGTCCGGTTGAACGAGGATATTGCACGTACACTGAACTCGTTTATGGGCCGATAACATTGCTCGATATCGCTATCATGAATGACCTGATCGATCTAGCAGACGAGAATCGTGCTCGCCTGGAAGAGGCTTCGCGTGTCCGGTAGTTCGGGCTCTGGTAGTAATGTAATCAGAGAGTTTCTCGTCGGTTTAGGCGTCGAGATCAACTCAACAGATATTCGCAAGTTCACGTCATCCGTTGATACGATGACGTATGCGGTTGTTAAATTTGAAACGCGCATGCTGAGCATGGCTTCGCATTTAGCGAGCGCGTTACAGCATGTCGCTGAAGCACTCGAGAATATGCAGTATGTCGCCCTGCGGGCGGGGACAACTGTTGAGAATTTGAAAACGTTGCAATTTGCCATGAGCCAGGTTGGGCTTTCCGCGCAAGATGCCAACGCCGCACTCGAGAGTTTAGCTGGCGCTCTGCGTATCAATCCTGGCAATGAAAGTCTGTTAAAATACTTAGGCGTTGCTACGCGCGATGTTAAAGGTAACATGCGCGATACCGCTGCGGTCATGGGAGACTTTTTAGCGCGTCTCTCCAAGCTGCCGTTTTATGTCGCGGCACAATATGCCGAGATGTTGGGTATTAACGCCAAGACCTTGTTCATGCTCTTGCAAAACAGGCAAGAGTTGGCAAACCAGCAGGAGCGCTATCGAGAGATCATCAAGGCGACGGGCGTTGATCTTAACGCATCGGGACGAGCGAGCGTTGAGTTCATGCGGTCAATTCGTGAAACGACTGCCATCATAGACGCCATGTGGATGAAAGTATCCACGGTGTTGATGAACCAGCTTCGTCCGCAGATCGACGCCTTTAACAAATTCCTACTCGCGCATGCAAAGGAGATCGAAGGGCTTGGGATCAGCATCGGCAAAGCCTTGATTGGAGTTGGTGACAGCTTCGTCAAGATTTTACCCGATATCATGAAACTCGTTGATAAGACTATTGAATGGAAAGGTGTGCTGGGTCTTATTGGTGATATCATCGTTTACCGGATATTTGGTCCAATCGGGCTCGCACTTTGGCTTGCTAAACAACTTTATGATCTGAACAAGAAAAACCAGGAAGAGCGGCATGCGGTTCCAGGCGTTAAGAATCCAACGCCGCAACAAAAGCAAGAGCATGAACGTCGACTTGAGCAAACCGACGAGGAGCGTAAAAAGGCTATTGAAGAACAGATGCGGCAAGACGCTGAGGAGCTTCGAAAGAGGTTTACTCAGTTGCCGCCGGGCTACGTTGAGCCGGGTACGGAGAATACAGATATCGCGCCGCGCATCGATCTGGGGCGCATGTTGTTTGAATTGTTGCGCAGAGGCGCCATTGAACTTAAAGAGCTTCAGGGTATCCCACCACCATATCAACAGCAAAGTGGGTCTGGATTTAATTCGGCATTTGTGCATCCAGCAGCTTATTCTACATTCGACAATGTTAGTCCGCAAGCGCGCTCCGAC